TACCAACACTAGAAACTCTTGAGGCTTCTATGGTCAGCCCCAATATTATTAATTTTAATCAACTTGCTGATCTTGGAACATTTACAATTGGGTCATATTTTTATTCTAATAGTATTTTTTTACAAAATATTTCAATTGGTTACGAATATACTGATCCAGATACGTTAAGTGTAGTACAAAATTTAAAAACTTTTACAGGCAGCATATATCAGAAATGGGGATTTATTTCTGAAACTTTTGAAATACCAAACGTATCTGCTAATTTAAGAATTGTTTTTAAGATAAAGGTATACGAAGGTGCAATAACATCAGAAGATAATCAATTCTATTTTAATGGAATAACACTAGGGCAGTGGAATGAAGAATTCAATAGTTATTCTTTAAATGGAATAACGCAAACAACAGTTCCAGCAACAGTAAGCATTTATGGAGGGCTTGATGCAGTAGAGGCACAAGCATATGGAATTGCAGAAGATTCTGGTTATTACATTACAGAGGGTGGCCTAAAGTGTAAAAATGTTGGAATCCCCTTGGTTTTTGGAGCAAGTGGAGTAACAAAGATAGAGCCAAGCATAAACGCTTCTTTAATTATTCCAGGAAAAGGATTTTTAAATAAAAAAGGTCAATACAATGATTATACAGTTGAGTTTTGGGCAAGACTAGATGTAAATACACTTACGCCATTTAAAATTTTTGGTCCAATCGCATCTGATGATGGATTATATGTTGAAGATGGATTTTTAACATTGGTTATTGGCGATCAGTTTGCTTCTCATTTTGTTGGTGAATGGTTTAGACCAATGCTAATTCATATTCGTTTAATTAAAGATTCTGCCTCATTGTTAGTAAATGGAGAAGAAGTTATTTCTTTATCTTTGAGCACTCAAAATCTTAATTTACCAGATGAACTTGATAACCTAGGAGATAACCAAGACTGGTTAGGGTTTTTTGCAAGTCAAAATGTTTCTCCATTTGAAATTGACTGTGTTGCCATATATTCTTATCAAGTTCCAGTTACAGTTGCAAAACGTAGATGGGTATATGGACAAGGTGTCGTTTCCCCAGAAGGCATTAACTCTTCATACGGAGGAACTACAGCCTTTATAGATTATTCTTTTGCAAATTATACTGCAAACTATAATTATCCAGATTTTGCAAACTGGAGTCAGGGAAGTTTTGACAATTTATCAACAACGCAAACAACACTGAGAACGCCAGAGTATAATTTACCAGAAATATTTTTAGGTAGTAAAACTTTGCAAGAACTATACGACGACAATAAGGAAATACAAGATAACGAGTCTGGCCCGTTCCTTAATGATAAATTTTTATCCTTTAGACCAAACAATACTTGGAGCAGTACAAACTCTTACGTCAACTTTCCAACACTTAATATTTTAGCAAATGAGATTGATAGTATTTACGGAGTGTTTAGTTGCCACAACCTCAATACAGAAGAAATTTTGTTTAAAATTTATAACCCTTTAACTGGTAATTATTTTACAATTATAAAAGATAATGATGAAATAAAGTATTCTATTACATTTAATGGAGAAACAGAGTTATTGTTTACTTCAGATGCAATTATTGCTAATGAAATTTTTTCAGTAGGTATTAATATAAGAACAATATCTAGTATTTTTGGTAGTAACGTTAATTCATTTTTTGGTAATCAAAGTTCATTAAAAATGTACGTTTGTGGGGATGACTCTGGAGAGTATACCTTTACAGGAAGACTATACTCTGTAGGACTATGTACATCTTTAAATTCTACAAAAATAGAAAATAACTTTGATGAAAATGGTTTTATTGTTTTAGAGGATGCTCAATTATTAATTGATCATACAGCAAGTTATACTCTTTTACCAACAGAATCTTATGAAAAATATTTTTTGGATATAGGTGTTGCTGGTTACTGGCAAGACTATTTACCACTTTCTTATTTTGCTCAATTTGTAAAAAATAGTAATAATGAAAGATTTTATGATTTAGATTTTTTACAATTTAATATAGGATATCCAACTACAACAAATTTATCGGAAGAGTCTGGGCTATCAGGATATTATTATGATACAGCAGGTGCAAAAATAAAAAGTTATATTACTTTTCAATACGTATCAGATGGGGCAAATATTCCAACGTCATTTGCCAATGAGCAACCATTAAATGAATATAGAATTCTTGATATAAATGAACATCAGGACTGGGAAACAACTAGATTTGAAGTTTTAAATAATACATTAATTTATCCAATAAAAACTCAAGATTTTAATGATTTAGCAATTGTTTATAGTCTTGAATTTAATAGTCGTGGTATTTTAACAAAGCCAATTTTGTTAAATAAACTACAGTTAACTTCTCAAGCCTTTAATGATAATTCATTTAATCCAATTGGAACAAGGTTTGGAGTAGATTTGTTTCCATATAAAAGAAATGGAATTTACTATGACTATAAAACAAAAAATCCATTTAGCATCTATAAAGAAAGCACCCCTTACCTTTATTTAACTAAAACCTCTGGAGTAGAAGTTCGTGGTGAATTAAATATATTAGAAAATCGTGGTCTTTCTTTACCAATCAATAAAGAATTAGCAACTAATTATAAAATTAGTGCAATTCAACTATGGCTCAGATATGACCAAACAGGGTTTCCAGCAACAGCAACCGAAATGTTTGAGGTTAATTATAAAGGTGGCAAACTTAAGTTCTATATACAGGCAAATAGTGAAGATTTAAATAGAGGAAAAATATTTGTTTTAAATGAAAATGGTATACCATACAATGGCGTTGGATTTTACTTAAATGGGGCTTTAGTGAGAGAGCCAGTGATATCATTAAATCAGTGGTATGCAATAGGCATTTCATTTTTAACAACACTTGTATTTGATTCATATTTGGGTAATATTAATATTACAGGGCCAGCAGTGTTTAATAATATTGCCTATTACCAAGCAAGTAGTTTGCAAGAAGTAGAAAGCAAGACTAACAGGCCATGGTTTAGAGTTCTCAGTGATGGAACCAGTACCTTAGATTGGCAGTTTTGGTTTAATAATTTTACCTGGGATGGTGTATTAGTAGCAAGTTCTTCAAATTTTTATGGAACCAATCCATCAGACATATTTAAAACATATACGGGAACTAATAAAATAATAGTTGATGATGGAGAAGGTTTAGTCTATACAACTGAAAAAATAAAGGCATATTCTGACATAGAATGGTCAACCACCGTATCTACACCCGTATAGTCTGCTATACTTATGGTTATGGAATCATTAATTAATCAAAAAACTGGTAAACCTTATGTAAAAAATGTTCGCCGAAAGGTAATAGAGAAGCATTATGACTGGGGTCTTTATGTATATAAAAAATCTAATGGTAAATGGTTTGCAGACGAAACTGGTTCAGTTTTAAATATTCCCTCAGATCGTGGGGACGTCTCTAAGATTGCAGAACTAAAAAAGGCTGCCATGCACTACGGTGATGATGGCGAAGGTGAGGCAGTTTTTGTGCCTGGATTGCATAGAATTAGTGAAGAAGAGTATTCAGAACAAAAAGAAAGAATGGCTAATGGATTAATTCCATCTATGAATGATCTAGGCGCTTGGCATGCAGCACAACAAACATTAGATAAATATGGAAAGGATTCTGTAGATGAGTGACAAAGAAGAGTATATTCGTGTAGGGCTTAATACACAAAATAGAGAAGATAATCCTTTTAAAAATCAAGATCCATTTAACAAAAGTTGGGATGATTTAAAAGATTATTCTGGTTTAGACCAAAATTTTCGTCGTAGAACAAACCGCAATTTATCAAAATCTATTAACCCAGAAACAAATCAAGCATATTTAAATGCAGCAAATGTTACGCCCTCTGGAGTAGATGCAGAATCAAAACAAATAAATCCTGGCACGGTATATAGGAATGGCTATGGACTATTTGATGTAATTACTCCCCCATACAATATGTATGAGTTGGCAAATTTTTATGATACATCATTTGCTAATCATGCTGCAATTGATGCCAAGGTAGAAAATGTTGTTGGCCTTGGATACCGTTTTGATATTTCAGATAGAACAATGCTAAGGTTTGAAATGAATGATGATCAAGCAGCAGTTGATCGTGCTCGTAATCGTATTGAAAGAGCCAAGATTCAACTACGTGATTGGTTAGAAAGTTTAAATGATGACGATAGTTTTACAAAAACTATGGAAAAGGTTTACACAGACCTTCAGGCAACTGGTAATGGATTTATTGAAGTAGGTAGAACCGTGGCTGGAGATATTGGCTATGTTGGACATATACCAGCAACAACCGTTCGTGTACGTCGTCTACGTGATGGATTTATTCAGATTATTGGTCAAAAAGTAGTTTATTTCAGAAACTTTGGAGCAAAAAATCCAAATCCAATGGGCACAGATCCAAGACCAAATGAAATTATTCATTTAAAAGAATACTCACCTTTAAACACATTTTATGGCATTCCAGATATTATTGCAGCAATGCCATCTCTAATTGGAGATCAGTTAGCCTCTCAATACAATATTGACTATTTTGAAAATAAGGCAGTTCCAAGATATGTAGTAACTTTAAAAGGTGCAAAACTATCAGGTGATGCTGAAGATAAGATGTTTAGATTTTTGCAAACTGGCCTAAAGGCTCAATCACACAGAACTCTTTATATCCCACTTCCTGGAGATACAGACGGAAATAAAGTTGAGTTTAAGATGGAACCAATTGAGAATGGCATTCAAGATGGTTCGTTTAAAGAATATCGTAAACAAAATCGTGATGATATCCTAATTGCCCATCAAGTGCCTATCTCTAAACTGGGTGGTGCAGACTCTGCAGGAATTGCAGCAGCACTTTCTCAAGATCGTACCTTTAAAGAGCAGGTATCTCGTCCAGCACAAAGGCATTTAGAAAAGGTAGTTAATAAAATTGTTAGAGAAAAAACAGATATTCTTGAACTTAAGTTTAATGAACTAACCCTAACCGATGAAATTGCACAATCTCAAATTATTGAAAGATATGTAAAGACTCAGGTTATGACTCCAAATGAGGCTCGTGAAAAGTTGGATTTGCCACAAAGAGCAGATGGAGATGATCCATTTGTTATGTCCCCAAGACAGGCAACCGATGCTAGAGCAAATTTGGCGGGAACTCGTGAAAGAGATTCAGAAAGAACAAATAATAATTCTGACTCTTCAACAACTATTGCTGGCCGCAATCCACAGGGTGAAGGTAGAGCATCTCAATAGTTGAGAAAACTGTATAAACCAGTGCTATAATTATAACGTTATGTTAACAAATAAGGCTCATTGGGAAACTAAAGGTGACAATGTTCGCCTTTCAATGCCAATTGGAAAAGTAGATGTTGAACGCCGTATGGTGTCTGGCTTTGCCACGCTTGATAACGTTGATCGTCAAGGCGACATCGTAACGACAGAATCTAGTATAGAGGCTTTTAAGAATTTCCGTGGTAATCTTCGTGAAATGCATCAGCCAACTGCTGTTGGAAAGATTGTTTCATTTAAAGAAGATAAGTATTTTGATCCAAATGATAAAAAGTTTTATAGCGGAGTCTATGTATCTGCCTATGTTTCTAAGGGTGCACAAGATGCTTGGGAAAAAATTTTAGATGGTACTTACACTGGTTTTTCAATTGGTGGAAATATTAAGACTTGGGATGACGCATATGATGCAAAAATTGATAAGACAATTCGTGTAATTAAAAATTACGAACTACATGAACTTTCTCTTGTGGATAATCCAGCAAATCAATTTGCAAATATTTTATCTATTGAAAAGGTAAACGGTCAAAATGTTGTTAGCGGATACCTATCAAAAGCAGAAATTGAAAACGTATTCTGGGATTCAGAAAACAATATTGTTATGGTATCAGAGTTAGATTCAGCAACAAGTCCAGTAACTGGAAACAAAATGCAAAATATCGGGTTTATAGAAAAGAATGATAAAGATAATACAGAAATGATAAAATTCTTAGTTGATAGTGCTAAAGGCATTAATACAATTAAGATTACTAAGGAGGTAAATCCAATGACAGAATCAACCGAAGCAGTTGTAGAAACTGCAGTTGAAAATGCACAGGTTGCTCCAGAGGCACAGGCAACAGAGGTAGTAGCAGAAGCAACAGAAATTGTTGCAGAAGCAGAAAAGATTGTTGCAGAAGCAACAGAAACCGCTGTAGTCGCTGAAGAAGTAGTAGCAGTTGAAGAACTTGCTATGGCTAAATCAGATAATGCTAGTGCAGATTCTTCTGTTGCAAAAGCAGCAGTTGAAGTAGAGAATGTGGTAGAAAAATCTATTGCAGACGTTAAAGAAGAAGTTGCCAAGGCAGTTTCAGAAATTAATACTTCTCTTACTAATGCCTTTGGCGATCTTGCTGCAACTATCAAATCTCTTAATGAGAAGGTAACAGCAGTAACAAAATCTCTTGACTCAGTAACATTAGATGTTAATGGTATCAAGAACAACTTTAACGA